GTCTGGCTGATCTCCTGCCATGCAGTGATCGCACGCGCCGAGCCGGCCGAGCTGCCCACGGGATATCGTTGCGTGCTGGATGTGTCGATACCCTCAAGGTCAAACGAGGCACCAGACACGCCGGAGGCACGAACAACCTAGCCAGTCAGCAGCGACCAGCCGGAAGTAACCTCGACCACATCACCATCGGCAAGACTGTTCGCGGCGGTGGCGACGGCCGGATTGGCATTGGAGATCGAAGAAATGGGGAAGGAAGCGTCATAAGCCGACGCGATGGAGATGATGGAGCCATTTGCGAGCTAGACAGCCATATTTGTTTCCTCAGTTAAGCCCCACGCGGGGCGCAAGTGCCCTCGTGGGCGTTAAATGGTGTCGGCGCGATAGTTGAATCGAACGGGTAGCGTGTAGTGAGTATCGTCCTGCACCGCCGTCTGCGCCGACACGGGGCTTACGATTTGGACTGCGAAGTTGCCGCTAATCAGCCTAAGGGAGTTGGGAAAAAGCTGATCGAGTTCGGGAACAAGAGCTTCGGCCTCGCCGGCGCCGTGGTCAATGGGTGCAATGATGCTGATCTGGAAGACGCCGACCTCGGCCCGATGCGAGCCAGTGAGGTCGGAGCTAGTAGTGTTCCCAGGAAGCGTGTAGGCGGCAAGGTAGATAGAATCTGGCGCCTCAAACGCCACGTTCTGCCATGCCACACTCAGCCCCTTTCCAGACGCCCATGCGGAAAGGCGCTATTCGAATAGTGATCGGATGATGGGCAGGCTCATTTTTGAAGCTTCCTCACTTCCTGATCTACGTATGTCTGAAACTCCGACACGGTAATGCCAACCATGCCGATTGGAGCTTGCTTCGAATGTCCGTTTTCTAGCGGGACTGCATAGGGGAGATTGTTTGTCAGATAGACAACCGTATCCTCTGCGCCCACGCCTGCAAGCACAGCGGAGCCACGGACTATTGTCTGTTCGCCATCAGCATCAGTTTCGTCAGTGGTGGATAGATCGGCATCGCCGATTGAGACATTCCAGTTCCCCCGGAAACGGCCGGTATCGACGGGGCTTTTCTCAACAACACTCGTCAAGAGGTCAAGAGAAATTTTTTGAGTGGCCTATTGCATGTTAGCCTAGACAGTTCTCAAGAACTCGCCAATGGCAACCGTGAATTCAATGGGAGAATCAGCCATGGCGCACCTGCAATTCCCAGATCACCGCAGAGCCGGCTGGAGCGATGGGTGATACTTGGATGACAGTATAGTTCTGTCCGCCCCATGCCAGCACATCGCCTTGGGCGGGATCGTCGATGCCTACAGCAGAGACTAATGCGCGCTGGTCCCCCTACTTGATCAGGGTTCCGTCCACGTAGATGCGCTTGTAGTCAAATACCGCAGCCGTGACGTCCTGAACTGTCGTTGTCGTGGTGGCCGTTCCGGTTGATGGATCATATGCCCCGGTAGTCGTGCGCGTAAGCGTAGCCGACGTGCCGAACTACTTCAGGAGCCTGTCGGCCGTCTTCGTGATGCCGGAATAGCTGAATGTGCTCACGGCTCTCCCTCACGCGGATAGATGGATACCGATGTAACCTCACCGCCGCTCGCATTGTCTCGCGTGCAAGCGTATTTCACTGCTTCGATTGCATCCTTGCCAAGGTCCATGGCGGCTTGAGCCCAACACCATCCAGATCCGCCAGCGATTTTCTCACCAGGCATCAATTTGATTTCATCGGCACCCTCGAAGGCAGATACGGAGCCATCCGAGCGGACAAGCACAGCCTCGAATTCATCAAGATTTCCAAGTTCACCCTCGCGGCCACCTTCGTACCATTTCAGGAACCTTGAAATCTATGCGATGCTACCAGCGCAAGCGATATACCCATCATTGAGTTCTCGGATTTTCGATCCGAAACGCCATGCTGCATTGCCCTGCGATGTTTTACTGTCTGCCGCCAGCGTATGACCATCAAATGCGATAGTGGTCATGCTCGATACACCGGAATCTGTCCACCGCCGCCGATCAGGAACTGCGCGAGCATACGATCAACGGCCGCGTACTTCGTGGACTGCCTGGCGCCGTCTTCATAGACGATCTCGATTACATCTACCTTCTCACTCTTGACCTGCGCGCCCACATCGGGGTCGAGGCCATCCGTGCCGGCCTGAGAGGCCCGTACGGCCAGTTCTGCGCATGCACGCTGTACGGCCTTAGGCACCTCATCGTCGGGCAGCTCGTGGCCGTCCAGGAAGACTCCTGCCCGAGGCCAGTCAAGTGCCTGCGACATCGTGGTCTTGACGCCCTTCCATAAGCCCGCATAGGCCGATTGCATGTAGTCGGTGCCGAGGCGCAGGGACTACTCCTTTGCGTCATCCGTCAGCGCGGCCCATACCGCATTGCCGCGAGCGGTGAAATAAGTGTCGGCATCCGCGACGGAGATGAACGATTCTGCATCCGGCAAGCCTTGGCCGGTCTCAACGATCAGGGTCATTTCAGCCCTCGATTCCCGTGTTGTTGTTGCATCACGCGCTTGGCAGAATCCACGCCTTGCGCACTTCTCGCCTCGGCTGACCGTCAGCATGTAGCTCGACAGAGGGGCCATCAGCATGATCGACCAGCGATGGGATGGTGTAGATCACATTGCGACCAGTAAGCTTTCGCCACGCATTTCCGATGGCAAAGTCTATGGGGCCATCTCCTAGTGTTTTAAGCACGTCACCTGGCCTTGGGAGAATATAGGCCACGCCGTGAATCAGCATGGGCAGCTCGATCCAGTCGATGTTCCTGAGTTCTGCCAGCTTCAATTCCTGACGGATTCGACCCTGCCACTACGGCGGACGCCCTGTTCCAAGGTAAAGACTGACCAGGTCATCGGTCCATCGATCCTGGATGCCCACCAGGCGCTCCATGAAGCCCGCCACGGGCATCGCGTCGTCTTCCAATACGATGATGGCCTAGTCATCCCACGCGCCCCAGGAAAGCGCCCTGCGATGGTTCCATGAGGCCCCATGCTACCCATCGTCCATGAACAGCTCGGCATCGAGGGATCGAGCCAGCCGTTCCGCTTGTTCTCGACGCGAATGATGGCCGACGACGGCGATTTTCATCCCGAGATCCCCATGCGCTTCTTGTAAGCGATATATCGCGGATCGTTGTCGAACTTCTTCACGCCGTACTTTTCCTCGAACTTGCGAACCATGCCCCACGTCATTTCGTCGGGCAGATTGTTGCCGCCCGTCTTAGATGTGAGGTGTTTGACCCTCGCTGCTGGCACGATCATGGGCTTGACGTTGACCCGTTTTGCCTGCTCTATCACGCAATCATCGGCACACCAAAAATCGAAGTCTTCATCAAGGCCGCCGATCCTCTTCCAGAGATCGCGCTTCATCATGAAGCACCAGCCGCAGAAGTGACGGCCGTTCGTGTCGCCAACCTCGTTCCTGCTGATGCCGTTCTACCGGATGTCGCCAGGATTGGCCGGCGAGACCAGCGGATGGTTCGCCACTAGAAGCGCATCGAGCCATCCATCCTCGAATTCGAGGTCATTGTTGGCGAAGACGATCCACGGTGCGAAGCCGGTCTTGGCGGCGCGATTACAGAAAGCGTTGTACATGAACTTGCCGTGTTCATAGATCGTGAACGCGCCGCGGTAGTGAACATCGGCGATTTGCTCAACCACTACAATGTTGACGACATGATCGCCAGCGCCAGCCAGGCAAGTGTCAATCGTGTGCTGCGTCATCGCTCGCAGCTCGTTCGTGGATGCCTTGGAAAGGATCACCACATCCACGGTAGGCTTCTTCGATCGTTTGATGATCTCGCGCTGATAGCGTTGCGCCAGCTGGGTCTCGGTTGTGGCCGTACTGTAGTCGTAGTTGTAGAGCACCTTATCGATGACGTGCTCCGTCTTCAGGAGTGGCCGTAGATCCTTGGCATAGTCCTTGTCCTCGCCACACAGCTTCTCCGGAAATGGCGTGCGTATGGCAATGGCTCGCTTCACTGCACAGATGTGGTTCGGGAGGCGCTTGTACTCCGTGGCCGTGTTCTCGTCCCTTTCATGCCTCAGGGAGTAGCGGCACAGCTTCGGCGGCCCACCATCAAGCGATACGCGAACGTGGAAGGTGATGACGTCCGCGCCAGATTCCGTCGCCTTCAGAAGGTCAGCAAGATAGCCTGGCTCTAATCTGTCGTCGTCATCGACGAATGCCACGTACTCGCCGCTGGCAAGCCTGACCATCTCGTTGCGCTTGGCGCCAAGGTTGATCGTCTTGGTGTCAGTCATGATCAGGACTTCAACGCGCGCCTGGTCAGCCGCAGAAAGCTTGGCGTGCTGTCCGAATATCTGCTCCTGGATCTTGTTCCCGAACGTCTTCCAGCGCGCATGCACCGAGGGAATCAGGATCGATAGCGCAATCTGCGGCGTCTCATCATGCGCAACCACGCCACGATATGGGATGTATTCATCGCTGTGTCGCTTCTCTTCAGCCAGTTGCGGCTTGGCGTTGAGCCTAACCTGCTCAGGAACAGATGATTCGACGCCGCCCTTCTCGTCCGATGCGAAGAACAGGCCGTTGGAACCGGGAACATCCTGGTAGCGACATGTCGTGTAGCCGGCATTGTGGATGCGATCGGACCAGGATTCGTGCTCGAAGCCCCATGCACCGAAGCGCGGATCCATACCGCCAACCGCATCGACAACCCTGCGCTCGACATAGAGCATGCAACCCTTGGGCCGCTGGTGTCCGACGATGCCGGCATCTTCGAACACCATATCATCGCCCCAGATGTACATGAGATGCGGCTGGTGCGAATCGACATAGGGCTTCCACCAATCGGCCCTGATGGGCCAAGTGTCGTCGTCAAAAAGGAACAGGTGATCGCACCCCGCATCCATCAACGACGCGATGCAGGCGTTTTTGGCTCCGGCAATGCCCTTTGCCTTGTCATGCCGAATCAGCTTTACGCCACCGGGAACGCTTACCGGCTTTTCGGAGCCATCATCCACCACCACGACAACAGCGTCAGGCGGCAGATGGTCTAGCTAATTCTGTAGCGCCTTACTAAGCAGCTCGGCGCGATTGTGTGTAGTGATGGCGATGCCGATCTTGTTCGAAATCGGGGCGTACTCGACACCATCAATCGTTACGTGCATCAGTCCATCCTTGTGTGACGAGAGGGGCGAAGAATCGCCCCTCCCATCGGCTCATCAGCTGCCCGAAGACAGGTCGATCAGAACGCCAGCGGTGGCCTTGTCGCTGGTCGCGTACTTGGCCCAATTAGCCGACGTAGACAGCGCGGTCAAGTCGGGGTTGCTGCCCGCGGTCTCCGCCCAGCTGTAACCAAGAACGTCCAGGTTGAACACGCCCTCAGCGCGATAGCCGATGGCAAGGTTCTCCTGATCGTTCACCAGGTAGCTGCGGAAGCCCGGGGCCTGCGACTCGGTGACGGTGACCGCACCAGGCTGAAGACCGAAGATCACGTCAGCCGGAACCAGGTCGCTAACAAGCACCGGCTTGCCGAGCGTGCCGGGCTGGCCGCCGTAGATCACCACATCGGCCTCGTTATAGATCTTGGCATCAATGGCCTGATCAACGATGTCGAAATAGGTGGCCGAGTCCATCACCCACAGCGCCACGCGCTGCGAACGATCACCGAACTTGCGCAGGCCCTTGGTGAGCGCCTTCTTGCCGTCAGTAGCAATGCTGCCGGCCGCAACCATATTGGCGTTGGAGCTGATAGCCGCCCGCAATGCGCCAGTGGCGTACTGCACATAGCCAGCCAGTACGGCGTCGGCGTAGTCCTGGCCGAGCAACTGCGAGAACTCCTCAGGACTGCGAGCGCGACGCTTGAACGCCTCCTCGGTGGACTCATAGGGGCCGTACTTGAACGGCACCTTCACGCCTACCATTTCGCCGGCACCAATCTTGGAGGCCGTAACGTCGGCACTCGAATTGACGTCACGATGCGCGATGGAGCCGCCGAGCTTGTAGAACGCCCGCTTACGGAAATCACCTTCGATCAGCTCGTTGTTGAGAACGAAGGCGCCATTGCTGGACTGGTTGAAGACCTGGATGACTTCCTGGATACGCTCGAAATAAGCGGTCTAGGCGAGATCATCATAGATGATGAGATCGGAATTGACTGTAGTAGCCATACTTTATTTCCTTATTTGGGAAGCTTGAGATACGCAGCCTGTCCATGCTTCTCGATGTATTCGCGCATCTCGACAGGCGTCATTTCGGAACGTTTCTTTTGACCGGAACCCTGAAAGCCGGAGCCCTGCCCAGCACCACTGCCGGAATGCCCCGTGCCCTCGAAGGCTCGGCCGAAAACTTCGGACTGGCGCATCTCGCTCACCAAATCCGCGATGGAGAGATATTCGCCCTTGGCGTTGACGCGGGGATTTCCCGCAGCGTCCACGACACGGACCTTGTAGTCGCCGTCTTCCTCGACAACCTTCACCGCCTGCTTGACGTGCGGCAGCAGCAGGGCCGGAACGCCCTTCGCCTCCGCAATCGCTGCGGTGGCCTGGGCATCGATCAGGTAGCGCTCGACAACACCGTTCAGCGCCTTCACCTTCTCGTCTCGCTTAGCCAGTTCCTTGTTGTGGCTTTCGAGAATCTGCGCCTTGAGCTTGTCCCACTCGCCGGCCTTGTTGAGCTTGTCCTCGTCGGCCTTGCGCTTCGCCTCGACCAGCTCCGAAATCTCTTCGGGGCTCAGGCCAAGACCCGCATACTGCTGGGCCTGTTTAGCGGCATCCTTCGCCGCCTTGCGCTCCTTCTCAAGCGCCGACTTCAGGCCGGACGGATCTTCATACCCATCCAGGTCAAGTCGGTACTTGTCGCCGTCCTAGGTATATAGGCCGCGCTGCTCTTCGGGAATCGAATCAAGGGAGTCAACTACAAATTTCAAAGCCATGGGGAATCACTCTCGCATGTTGCCCATCTCGGGCGGAAAAGGATCGCGGCATCACGCCGTGAATC